CAAAGGTTGCAAGTGAACCTTATTATGAAGGTCATAACCCCTTATCTCAGCCTTATATCTTTATCTCTGAGTCCGGCAGTAAGGCAACTTCATTAGTAAAGAATACTGGAGATGATGCTCTTCTTGAAATATGTTCGATCGTTGATTCATTGCCGAAGATGTTGCACATGGCTTTTGACAAGAAAGGAAAAGTCTTTTGCATGCCAGATATGGTGGGAATCGATACGAACAACCAAACTATGAGCATAGAGCTTATAAAATTTAACTATGCTGCCGATTTACGACGAATGCAGTTCATTAGGCAAGAAGTTAAACCCGAATATCGATTACCTGGAAGTACGCAAATCGATAAGGTTAAAGCTCTGCGAGTTGGGGCCTTAGAGCCTTTTCGTTTTACTCTTTCTCGTTTCGAATCTCAAGGTCCACGTAAAGCTATAGAGATTATAGAAGAGAAGGATATTGATGCTCATATGTTGGCTAAAGTGATGGCAGAGAAATATGCTACTCACATAGAGCATGAGGCCACTATTTTGGAACGCTATAAAAGTGGTGCGATGTATGATGAATGGCTTAATTCTGGGTTTCCTGAATGCGATGAAGAGAGTATATTACCCGAACCTTTGAATGAAAATTTTTCTCTGATGAATCTAGATCATGCTTGTGATGATGGTGATGAAGAATGTAAATCACATCCACCACCCTTGATCACTGAATCTCTTCGCGCACATGATTTATGGAAGGATGCATGGTGTTGGATGTTGATGCTCTTGCTTAAATTAAAATTGATATTGGACATAGTGCCAGAATTTGTGACTTCGCTGATTTCTATTGTGAGCGAGGTGTCATTTGAAAGTCTGTTTTATACAAAATGGGCATATTTGGGACTATTAATAATATATCAGTATAATTTTTGGATGTTCACTACAGCTTTTCTTGTGCTTTTGAATCACAAAAGTATTGTTTTAGCAGCTGCAAAAGTAGCTCTGTCAATGAAATATCGACAGACAAAGTCTAATCTTTTTGCACGAGCTAAGTCTGTGAGGCACATGATGGGTGGAAAATGGGAAGCAAGAGCGTTTTCCTATGCACCCATTATAGCTGGGGTAGGTGCTGTTGCGCTAATACTGCGTAAGACTATGAAATCAATTTCGAAAGAAGCATTGGGCACTGAGTCAAACATCAATGAAATTGAAAATAATCTTGGTGCAGCAGTGCCTATGAAACAAATTGAGATCGGACATGGAGTCAAAATATGGAATGATCGTATTGTTCCAGACCCACCTTTGCACAATGGTGATGTCACAAGTCTTGAGAATGCAGTTTTGTCCTCATGTCGTGCTTGTTTTGTTACATCAGATGGGGTGAGACAAAAGACTCAATTGTTTGGTGTACAAGGTTGTTTTGCATTGGTCAACCTTCATTCCTTGGGGACTGGAAATAATATTACTTTTGAGGTTCCCAGTGGTACTGCATATGGCAATGATGACAAAATCAAGAGTACATCGTATATGACGACTATTAAACGGAAGGACATTGTTATCGTTAATGATGATATTGCGCTTGTGGAATTATCTGGAATTCTATTTAAAGCCGGGGATCGCATTATCAAACACTTCCCTAGTATTGAAGGATTTCAAGGTTCCATTCCCATTCGAGTAGGAGGCACTTCTTCAGCAGGACGTTATAAGAACCAATCTCACATTCTTGATGATGCTGTAGTAGGTGAGTATCGAGTTGGGGCTCTTATTCAATATCGATGGGACAATCATGCAAAAGGACTATGTGGTACACCAGTTTTTGGAACAGTGAGTGGAGGTTCATATATACTTGGTCTTCACACGGCATCCGCGAAACTCTCTTATGCAACTCCATTAACGCGCAGAATGATTGAACAGGCTCTTCTGCAAGCGAAAGAGAAGTCACTTCTTGTCCCATTATCAGGTGATGATGACAAGATTTGTTTGACAGAAGGTGAAATACTACCTCTAAATGATCCGGGTCCAAAATCTATAGTTAAACACATGTATTGTGGAGGAATGAAATATTATGGGAAAGCACCTGGTTATGTTAATGTGAATAAAAAATCAAGAATAACTCGCGTTCCTAATTACATTGTGCTTACTTCAACATTAGCATCAATGCTGCCACCAAACGAAGATAAGTATACAATACCAATTATGAAACCTCGTATGGATGATGAAGGCAATTACATATACCCTTACAACATCGCGATGTCAAAATTGCGAAAAGAACGACCTTCACTCGATAGAGATGTACTGCGTCAGTGTATTAATGCGTACAAAGCTCATATTTTGGATAAATTGTCAGATAAAGGTATTACTGAACTCTCCCCTTTCCCACTGGAGATGGCTATTAATGGTGGAGGAGACATTTATCCAACATTTAGGCGGGTTAATGCAAAGACATCTTCAGGATTCGGAAGATCAGGAAATAAGGAAAAGTATCTTCCGTTAATAGATGATGTCACTCGAGTAGCCACTGCAGAAGTAAAGGAGGAGGTTGAGCGCATATTTTCACGATATGAAAATGAAGAGTTGTACCATCACATTTACACTTTACATCTAAAGGATGAGCCTAGAGAGAAAGAAAAAGTTGAAGCTGGAAAGGTGAGGGTGTTTTCAG